CCATCTCGAAACAACTAAACATTAAAATGCCTGCAAGCAACACCACAGTAAAACACGTCCGTCCATACACAATGGCTCGTGTTTATGAGAGACCGCGATACACAAATCAAGCAAAGAACAAATTGATAGCCCTCGCCGCAGCTACCCATGACGTGACACTTGCAAAGAAGGTTGCCACCACGCTGAAGTTGTCGCCTCGAGATGACTGGGTGTCCCGCATGGACTATGAAGCGTTGGCCGACCTTGCACTTGACGGCGAAGATGTCGAAGATCGACTCCCAGGGCTGAATACCAAGCTTGAAGAGTACCTATTGGATGCAGAGATTGGCCGCCAGGCAGCAGCTGCAAGGCTCACAGCACCAGCTGCCGCCAGAAGGATTGTACGAGATTACCTAGAAGTGTGCAGCATTGAGAAACCAGCAACGGTGGTTACCGATGAAGAGGCGGTGTTCTGGCTGGTTGCTCATGCATACTCCGATGCTCAGTCTTACCAAGAGTCAGAAGAGTGCCGTATTGCTCGTCGCCGGGCATGTGACCTGATCAAGCTTCAGCTCCCAGCCCAGAAGATTTCATCTGGGCAGTTTGCTCAAGCATATGCTAACACACCTTTACTCTCGAGTCCTCCACCTAGGTATGCATCAGCAAGCACATGGGCATCAGCAGCTGAAAGGATGCTTACTCGATCGCACCCGATGTGGGTTAAGTACTGTCGCCTCTGGGCTGCGCCACCAAGACGGTTGAACTCAAGAGTGCAGAGGATGATTGACAAGGTTAATGAGTCAAAACCCGAAGACAGGCATAGGGCAGACACACTAAATGCAGTCATGCCGGGCGCAAAGTGCTACAACTATGCTGGGGTTATAGTGGTGTTTATCGAGCAGACACTACTGGTTCTTGACCCAGCTGCAATTGCATATTTCAGGACATGCATGGTTGCATATATGAATGCAACTTGGGCATTCTCAGCATGCAGAGTATGCGGTGATACATCTATGTCTGACTTAAGCAGGGAATTTGGCAGATGCCTTGAATGGATTGCATCTGCGATAGCAAACACGTCCTTAGCACGCCATGTTGCTCGCCATATGCACTTGGCTTACACTCGGTGGCAAAACTCAGCATGTGAGGAGGCGGCTCCCATTGACTGCGGATGGGCCGACCGCGATGCAAAGTTGGCTGAAGACATGTTAATGTTTCACCCGCATAACACCAAATGGTGGGATCTAATTAACTCATTTGGTGTTCCAGAGAGAACTAAAGCTGAGTTTCTGAAGCTATACCACTTGCTACCCCCACCTGATGTCGATGCACTGGCCTTGCATGAAACTCTCTTAGATAGAACATCAAATGAGAACCAAGTCAAGATGTCAGAACTTGACCGATTCATCCGGTTCTGCAAAGCATATGACTTGTGTCGGTATGCATCAAAACGCCGCCGACCCCCGAAATACTCATCAGACCCAGGATACTCGCCGGCAGATAAAACTTGGTTTAGGAGATCCCTTCAAGGAAAACTGGCTATGCCGCCAGAAGATGAGTGGGGGAAATGCTGGATCAGCAGGGAGTTCCCCTATGACCCTACTGGTGATTTTCATGTGCTAGACGCAAAAGATTGTACCCGGGTTGTTGCTGATCTTGGAGCATACACAGATAGGTCAAGGTCCCGAACTCTGGGCAAAACCGACCAGAATGAGCTGCTCAGTGCAATCTTCAATGGGCCAATCCTGTCAAATGGTGAATCGATGTCAGCGTGGCGAGCCAGGGTTATGGAAGGCCATGTCACCACAGATGATGACTGCATAGCTGCAGAAGCAGGCAAGGCTGAGAACACGAAATTTGGTAGCAAGGTTCGCGAAACTTTATCGGCTTCTGATAATCTTAGAGAATTTTTGACTGAAGTTGACCATTCAATGCGCCCATTGGCTGCACTCACGCCAGGAGTATCCATCCGGGTCGACATGGTCAAGCATAAGAAGAAGTTCCAGACAATGGCTCATGCTATCAGCCAGACTAGCAGTGTGCATGCCTTTGCTACATCAACAGACATAGCAGGATGGTCCCCAAAGATGTCAAGGAAAATGTTCCATACATGGCAAACTTATGCCCTTGGAACAACAGAGTGCCCCAACCCCGAATCACCCATCGCTCTGTGGGACAAGTTAGTGCTATTCGTTGACCGCCGCGGCATCAAGAGATCAGACCCGTGCCCGAGAGGCAACATACAGGGCTGGCCAGCTACATCTGACACGACTATGCATGCGCACATCCTGATATACTGGGCGTATGAATTGCGCAAGCGTGGCATTCTGTCAAAGCGCGAAGCAGCTCATGTTCTGTGTCTGATTGATGATGCTGCAACCGTGATTGCTCTCGAAGGTGATGTGGAGAGTTGCACTCAAAAGGCCATACGGGCACGTGAGCTTTTAGCACAGACTTATTCAAACCTTGGGTTTGAGATGGATGACGTTAAGAGCTTCTTCTCATCGATAAAGTTTGTGTATCTAAACGAACTGTACATCGATGGAACACAGGTAATGCACGGGTGCAAAACGATAATGCGGATTGATCGAGATTTCACCCGCCGATTTTCATCCCTCCCTGAGAACATAGCCACCGCATTCGGGACTGCAGCATCTGCTGCTATGTTGGGAGCTGACCCAATTGTGTCTTACTTTATTGCAGCTATGCATTCATTCATTTGGGTGTTCCGAGCACTGCCAGCACTAATTGAAGAGCCAGGCCATGTTTTATTCGCCATGGCACTAGCTCCAGTAACTCTCAATGGCCTAGGAGTTCGTGCTCTGACGAGTGTCATGGCAACCGGTGAGGCCGACCATCTCACTTGGTATATAGAGATTGTAGGCAACATGTGCTCAATGCTCAACGTTCCTAGACTTGACAAGGTATTCAACCACATTTTGAGTCAACCAATTACCACTCGCGACGCAATTGCAGTGTTTCAAAACCCGACGACTGTGTTGGCACAGTCCCATCGCTCAGCCGCATCCGCTATTCGGCAAGCTTTCAGAGAGGCATCAAGGAGCCATGGTCTTGCTGATCCTTTTGGCCAACTCGATGGAATTGAGACTAGTCCAGAATACATAGCTGTAGTCAAGGATATTCTTGAAAGTGGCACATATGAAGCAGCCGTATTGGAAGAAATATCAGCCAGCATGCCAGTTGCTTTTGTTGATGAGGTCATGGCCAGGGTGGATAGGACCGAGTTAGTATCATATCTTTTGGGTCCAACAGGAATCGCCAGAGTCAGAAGGAGAGTCCAGGCATGTGATGCCCACAACTTAGAGGTGCTGCTGGACCTCAGCCGTGGCCCTTCATCCAACCTAATTGACTTCGTGCATGAAGTTGAGACCAGTGGGTCCTTTGCCGTGGCAAAGAACCTCCGCGATAAATCACTACTAGCGTCAGGGTTTCATGTCATCAATCACACGTACCCGTGCCCTTTTGCGTTATGGTCATTTGCAGGGCCAATCGACATCGAAAGTGCAGCAGCAAGGCGTATGACGACTGTTACATTCAGCCAAAACCGCTTGAGGCAGACTGCAGGATCAGCAACGCTAAACTTGTATGATTCATCTCCGACTCACCCAGGGTACAGGGGATACAGAAGTCTAAAATCCAATGTAGCTAATGAGGTACGAGCGCTGATATATAATCCAGTTAGAAAGAAGGTCGCTAGAGGCCTTGCTGCAGTACGGTGGGCCCAAGCAAACGGTGCATGCATCCGAGCTTTGGCTGATTTGTTCTTGTGGAGTTG